AAGCGATGAAGAAATTGCAGAAGATGGTCCAGATAATGGTAATAGAAAGCTATTGCCTCTAGTAAGCCGTCATGGCGGAGGTCTTGATGACAACGACTATATTAACTGCAACATGAAGGGGTGGTGCGCTAAAATCACAGAAGGTAAAACACATCTTGAAATTAAAAACAATTCTAAATCTGAGAGCGAGGGCTTCGTAATCGATGACGATGACAATGACCAAATCCCATTTGAATGATCAGGCTAAACTAAAAATAGTATGTGATGAGGTGTGTGATAACATCGAAACGTTACTAGATTCTTTTGGTTTAGACTATAAATTCAATAATAAGATGATCACAATGCCATGTCCAATTCATGGTGGAGATAATGTATCCGCTCTTAATCTATATCCAGAAGGAGATAGTTATAGAGGAAATTGGAAATGTAGAACACATAATTGCGAAAAGATCTTTAAAGGATCCGTTATAGGTTTTATCAGAGGAGTCATATCTAATCAAAAATATAATTGGAAGGAATCTGGCGATGAAACATGCTCCTTCAAAGAAGCTGTAGAATATGCTACATCTTTTATTAACAAAGACCTAAGTAGTATTAAAATTAGTCGAAAAGAAAGAGAAAAGAAACAGTTTACTGCTGTGGTAGGTTATCTTAATAAAGATCAAACCACATCATTATCCAAAGTCACTAGACAACAAATCATTAAGTCTTTGAATATTCCAGCACAATATTATTTGGATCGTAAATATTCTAAAGATATTTTGATGAAATATGATGTTGGTATGTGCGAAAAAGAAGGTAAAGAAATGTACAACAGAATAGTTGTGCCTATTTATGATAATGACCATAAATATATGGTAGGTTGTACTGGTCGTAGTATTTATGAAAAATGTCCATCATGCAAAGGTTTTCACAATCCGTCTCATAGTTGTCCAAATAAGGATGATGTGTGGAAATTTTCAAAATGGAAGCATAATGCTGATTTTAAAAGCCAAAACCATCTTTACAACTTCTGGTTTGCTAAAGAACATATACTAAAATCAGGAATTGCTATTATAGTTGAAAGTCCTGGTAATGTATGGAGACTAGAAGAAAATGGTATACATAATAGCGTAGCAATGTTCGGATCTTCTCTTAGCGACAGACAGAAAATTTTATTGGATTCTTCTGGCGCTATGAGTCTTATCGTTCTAACAGATAATGATGAGGCTGGACGTAAAGCAGCAGATCAAATTAAGCATAAGTGCCAAAATACTTATCGTATATTTATACCACCAATTAGTGCATCAGACGTTGGAGAGATGACATCAGAACAAATTAATAATGAAATTAAAACCTACTTAGAAAGTATTGTATGACAAAAATCTTAGCATTTTCTGGCAGAAAACAATCTGGAAAAAGTACTTCCGGGGAATTTGTAGAAAACTTTATTAAGCAAAATTTCCTACCAATTTCTTGCAAGCTATATAGTTTTGCTGATCCATTAAAGCAAGATATCTGTATGAATCTGCTAGGATTAACATACGAGCAATGTTATGGTACAGATGACGACAAGAATACATTGACACATATACGTTGGTCTGATATGCCAATAGAGATTCAGCAAAGACACCATAATGACACGGTGGTTAATGACTACTTAACATCAAGACAGGTTATGGAGGTCGTTGGCACAGAAATCTTTCGTAAAATGTATGGTAATATTTGGGTGGACGCTACTATATCGAAAATATACAGAGAGGAATATGATTTAGCTATCATTTTAGATAATCGCTTTCCTAATGAGGTAAATAGCGTATTAGATAATAATGGAATAGTTATCAGACTAACCAAAGACATATTCAACTCAAACTCTGAACCAGAACGAGCATTAGATCCAGATAATTATGATTGGAGTAAATTTACTCTGGTATTAGATAACTCTAATATGACGCTCGAACAAAAAAACAACGCAATTCTTACTTTTCTTCAAAATCAAGGAATACTACCATTATAAATGATGTGTCTATAATATCTTTGGTGTATATCATATAGAACACAAAAGGATTGTTTATGCAAAAACTCTATGATATATCTAAAGAATATTTAGAAGAACATTATATAAAACAGCAAAAAAGCGCACAACAAATTTGCAACGAACTAAATATTAAATCCAAAACCGTTATCTTAAGACTCCTTAAAAAATATAATATTCCTTCCAATAGTCAATTCGGCAAACCCAACAAAAACACTAAAAAATTTGGAGATATTCATCAGTCTTATATTTGTACTTTACGACTCAGAGCAAAAAATAAAAAAATTGACTTTAATTTAGATGGGGACTATTTATGGAAATTATTTTTAAAACAAAAACGTAAATGCGCATTGTCTGGTTTATTATTAGTATTCCCAAAAGCGTGGGGAATTAAATCAAAAACCAATATCACAGCATCTTTAGACAGAATTGACTCTAAACTTGGCTATGTTAAAGGTAATGTTCAATGGGTACACAAAACAATTAACACAATGAAAATGAACATGAGCGATAATGAATTTATTTACTTTTGTAAAAAGGTTGCTGACTATTCATGATTATAACCTATCTAAGGAGTTCAAGTTATGGAACTCATTCTTTTTGTCCAATGCAATATTTTATTGAATATAATTTGGGCATTAGATCTCCCTCAAATAAAAAAGCCGATAAAGGCACTATTTGTCATAAGGTATTAGAAATTTTAGCTCATATTAAATTATGCACCCAGAATAATCAAAGTATTTATATTGACGATATTATTGGCGATGTTGATATAAATAAGTATAATTTGACCCATATCATCGAGCAGGTTTACAAATACTATACTGCTCAGTTTAAACACCACGAATGGACGGCCAAAGACTATAAAGACTGCCTCCTATGGGTAAATAAAGCAATCACAGACCACAATGGTAACTTTGATCCACGCAACAGAGACATACTACAACCAGAACAACATTTTGATATCGTGATCAATAAGCCTTGGGCTTATTATAAATATAAAACTAAAACTGAAGATTTAGAAGGTCATTTAGCCATAAAAGGAACAATTGATCTTATTACTAAAGTAAATGATGATACAATAGAAATTATAGACTGGAAAACTGGTCGTAGATTAGATTGGGCAACCGGAGAGGAAAAAACTCTCGCCAAGTTGCAAAATGATCCACAATTAAGAATTTATCATTATGCTGTTAGCGCATTGTATCCAAATATATCACATATAATTTTTACAATCAATTTTATAAATGATGGTGGGGCTTTCAGTGTTTGTTATGACAAATCGGATTTGCCTAAAACAGAAGATATGATTAGGCAAAAGTTCGAAACCATAAAAAGCACCAAAGTTCCTCAGTTGAATAAAAGCTGGAAGTGCAATAAGCTATGTCATTTTGGAAAAACAACTTTTGAAAATACCCATGTTCTGCCGATACTAGAATATAGAGATGGACAATTATGTAAAGTTGATACGCATATGACCAAGTGTGAACAGCTTAAGCACGATATCGAACTAAAAGGTATGGATGTGGTGGTTGACGAATACACTTTTCCAGGTTATAGTATTGGTGCCTACAAGGCCCCAGGATCTGCTGAATAGAATTGATAGTTCAAAAGGATACATCCAAAGCAATGTTTGGTGGGTCAAAAAAGATATCAATAAAATGAAACTAGACTTTCCTTTGCATACGTTTATTGCATTATGTGAAAAGGTCGTAGCCAACAAGGAGAAAATTGGATGGACATGAGCAATTATATACCGCTTCATGTCCATTCCTAAGTGGGCCATGTTCTCACTTCTGGATGGACTCTCAAAACCTGAGCAAATTGCAGAGCGTTGTAAAGAGATAGGTGCAAAAGCATGTGCGCTAACTGATCACGGTAATATTGCCGGAGCAGTTAAGTTTTATTCGGCCATGAAAAGCGCCGGTGTGAAACCTATTCTTGGTTGCGAACTATATATATGTGATCAAGACCCAACCATAAAAGAAAAAGATAACAAAAATCTTAGTCATTTTATAGTGTTGGCCAAAAACTATAATGGATGGAAAGATCTAATTAAGATTGTTTCTGAATCTAATAAGCCAGAACACTATTATCATAAGCCAAGATTAGATCTTAAAACTATACAATCTTTGAATCGTGGTAATCTTATTGCTGTTACCGGGCATTTAGGATCAACATTAGCAGATATTATTCTGGATAATTATAGTCTCAAATCTGATTGGTTGGAATTGGGCAAACAGCATATCTCAACATTAAAGGATATTTTTGGAGATTTTGTATTTCTAGAAGCCCAACTAATGGACAAAGACAATCTGCTTGTACAAAATATACTAACAGACGCTATTAGACAGTTGGGGAAAATTACAAACACTAAGGTTATTTGCACTCCTGATGCTCACTATTGTCGTAGAGAGGACGCTATTGATCAAAGAATTCTTCTGTGTAATAATCTTAAAATAACATTTCCTGATATTAGTCGTAAGATTAGTAATGATGAAGACATTCCAATGGGATGTTTTTTCACTTCGGATAATTATCATATTCCATCACAAGAAGAGATGAAAGAGTGGCATACAAAAGAAGAAATAGAAAATACTAATTTTGTATCAGACTTAATAGAAGAATATGATATACTTAGCAAACCAAAGCTACCACCCTTTGATTGTCCTAATAATTTATCTCAAGATGAATATCTCAGAGAATTATGTAGAAAGGGCTGGAAAGATAAGATAGCTAATGTTATACCACAAGATCAGCAACAGCAATATATAGATCGTATCAAAAACGAACTAGATGTTTTACAGGGTGCTGGGTTGAGTAGTTATTTTCTAATAGTACAAGACATTGTTAATTATGTTAGAAAAAACGTATGGCTTCCGGGACCAGGTAGAGGATGTTTTTTACCAGACTCTAGAGTTTTAACTCCAAGTGGTGAACTCATACCTATTGTTAATATGAATATTGGTGATGAAGTTATCGATGCTTATGGTAATAAGCAAAAAATAACTAATACTTTTCAATACGAGGTCGAAGAAGAAATACTACAATTAGAGCTAGAGAACGGCAAGATTATAAGATGCACCAAAGACCATAAATTCTTGACCAAGAATAGAGGGTGGGTAGAAGCGCAATATCTCACAGAACTAGATGATTTGGTTGAAGTTAAATAAAAAGAACCCCGACCAAGACTTTTGGTGTAATCTAGACCAGGAGAATAAAGATGAAATACATTACACAACAATATCTAATCGACAATAATTACTCGACCAAAGGTATATCAAATATCTCTTTTAAGGGAAAATGTCAAAAATGTAAAAACAATTTTAAAT